ATTGCGCTCTATATCAGATTTACCAAATGCTCTTACCTGTTGTGCTCCAGTCTCTTCCTGAAAGTCAAACCGAATCGCCACGGTGGTTAGCCGCTGAGTGGAACGTAGCAACCAGGCTTGCACATTCTGCTTTATCCGGATAACCGCATGGTGTTCAAGCCGGCTCCGAGCGCGCATGTGCCATAGGATAATGTTGATGACCTCCCAGCCATCTTGGTTCGGGTCGTACCGCACCGCGATACTGACGAACTGGCGGCCTTTTACGGCAACCGCCACCGTACTGCTTAATCTGTCCAGCTGAAATCAATAACGAACAACTTACCGTTATGCGTCTTAACCTTGCATGAGCCTTTGCTAACCGTTGAGATTAGCCGCTGCATGGTGCTGTATGAGCAGGGCAAGTTTTCGTACTGTATGTAGCTCATATGGTCTTTGCTTGCTCTGGAGTCATCAACCAGCTCTCTGGCAAGCTCTGAATAGCTCATTTCCGTTACCTGTTTCGTTGCTATGTGATGAGTATCCGCTAACGGAGCTGCCGTGTCAATCTGTTTATCGATAAATATGCGTGCGATACGTGAGAGGGATGGGCCAGGGGTGAGGTTCCTGTGGGGCTGCCCGCAGATATCGGTGGGGTAACGTCACTACCCTCACCTAAGTTAATGATATGCATTGGAAATACTACCCGTGGGGGTTTGCGGGTACCCCCTTAGTATGTGTATACATAAAAATGTGCGCATTGGCATGTGTATGCATACAGTAAAAATGGTAGATATTTATTAAATATAAGGGGGGTACCCTCCAAGTATTATTATTAATAAATTACTACTGTAATATACTGATTTATAATGATTTATTTTGAGGGTAGCTGACTACCCGCAACCCTCTGAATCACACCCCCACGGACTACCCTGCGGGTAGTTATTCAGCGCGAATTTCGGAGCATAAAATTGGCGAAAAAGGGCATTGCATTACGTAACACATATCGCTATAGTTAACTTAAATGCACAGGAGGGTTGTATGACACAGAGTACAAGAAGTATGGCGGTGAGTTCGGCAAAGCATCTGAAGCGTAATGGTGGTCACGTCGAGGTAGAGATAACGGCAAATCAGAGAGTACACCTGTCTGGCTATCTGGCTGCATTGGGTGAGTTTGAGGGGTGTAAGTATGTCACCCGCAAGCTGGAAGAGGGGAGATTTGCGATCATGAGGATTGAGAGCTGATGGCATCAGTAAAACTACAAGATATTTTCAGCTATGCCACTAACACTGGCAAATCATCAGTACAGGCGGCGATTGAGATGGGTTATCACAACCCGATGGACCAGAACCTTTGGCCGGAGCCTAAATCAGGGGAGTTTATACAGCAGGAATTAGAGTCAAAAGAAATCATATCGATGCAAAGCGGTCGCAGTGATTTGCTGTCACGTTGTGCGCGAGATATTGCACGTTCGGTGCAGTTCCCGGTAAGCACTGCATTTCTGCATGGCATGGGAATTATCGCTACAGCTATGACGCCATTTTTCCGTTACCGTTACTTTGATTCGATTAAGCACTGCAATCTTTACATCATCACAAGCCAGCCAACGGGTGCCGGTAAGTCAGCGATGAACGACTATTTCTACAAGCCGGTGGAAGTGGAATATGAGCGCGTATCGAAGGAAAACGCCAAAGACCGTCGCCGGTGCATGCTGCAGATTGAGCAGTATGAAGAGCAGCTGAAGACGACTAAGCGCATTGAGGAAATCGTGTCACTGGAGAACAGCATTCAGAACGAGCAGGAGAAGCTACGGTCATTCCCGAAGTTTACCTACACATGGACGGATGTAACGCCAGAGGCGCTGGAGGCGTGCGCGGCTAAGCAGGATGGCCTGTTTAACCTGGTTAGTGATGAGGCAACGGTTATCAACTCACTGCTTGGCGATATGTACTCAGACCGCATGAAGAACAACGAGCTGTTGCTGAAGGGATGGGATGGCGATCTGGTTTCATCGGCCCGCGTGACCCGCAAAGGATTTTACGGCACACCGAACGGAAACGTAGTGGTATGTGCCCAGGATGAGACGATAAAGGCCATACTGCTGGCAGGTGAGCGTGGAAACGGCATCTGTCAGCGATTCCTGCTGCACCGCGAGCCAAACATGATGGGTCACAGGAAATACGGGCGTGGCGTGTATCAGCCAACGAGCAAGGAGCTGAAAGCTGAATACTGCCGCCTGGTGAATGCGATCACCCGCGAAAAGGAGGTGACACTTGATTTCTCTGATGAAGCCATGGATATCATCTATTCGGTAAAGAGTCAGTACGAATCCACGATTGCCGATAATGGGAAAAACAGCCAGGAGATGATACGCGGCGTGGTGGCGAAGATTGACAAGCAGATCATGAAAATCAGCTGCATCCTGCACGTCATGAAAGAGTGGGGAGACAAGGGGCAGCGCTCTAAAGTGATTAGCGCCGATACCGTAAGCTGGGGGTACTCAATTTACGATGCGCTGATTGACTCATTCATCAACTCTGCCAGCTCTCAGGGTTACATCGGGAAAACGGTTGAAGTCGAGAAGGTGAAGGATAAGCTATCCGGTCTGGCGTCAAAGGGTGTGTACACCATCAGTATGCGAAAGCTGCGTGACAACCTGAAGGGTGTGCAGCCGTTTAAGGGTCACACAACACTGGGCCAGCACCTGCGTGACGTGGTCATTCCTGCGCTGGAGGAGGATGGATGGGCACACCTGAATGGCAACGATTTGATGATTAACCCTAAACTTAAATGGTGATGAGATGAAGCACGAACTGAAGATTTTAACTGAGCATTTCATTCCAGTTTTGGATGAATTGAAGACAGCAGAGCTTCGCAAGAACGACCGCAAATATGTAGTTGGGGATACGCTGATTCTTATGGAATGGAACGGCGACTACACCGGCGACGCATGTGAAAGAATCGTAACGCATATAGCTGATGTTGGTGCTTATCTTCCAGGATATGTTCTGCTAAGCATGAAGAAGTAGCACAAATAGCTAAACATAATCGCAAGGGATTGCGTACTATCTCAAAAAATACAACAGAGGGTGAGTGAAATGAATTACAGCGAGATGAGTGATTTTGATATTAACAAGGCGGTTGGAGAAATAATTTTAGAAGGCAAGTGGGCGTGCAAGCCCGGCTCTGCAGGCAACGCGTCAGATTTTTGGTATTACGGTAGCGTAGACACGTTCGTTACTCCTTATCATGCTCTGCCTGATTATTGCAACTCATGGGCTGATGCAGGGCCGATTATTACACAGGAAAGAATTTCATTGATTGCTGATGGTGAATGGCTCGCAGCGGGTCCAGGAACAGGAATTGATGGTTATTTCGATTCCAAAGGAGGAGTGGGAACATACGGCGGTGATTTATTTTGGCATGACAAAAACCCAGTCCGGGCCGCAATGATAGTTTTCCTGATGATGAAAGAGGGTGAGAAATGAAAAAACTAACAGCAGAGGTTTGCCGCCAGCATATAGACAGATTAACTGACGGCGGGGAGCAAAACGGCAGAAGCCTGCGTGAAGATGATTACCTGCAAGCCCTTGAGATTGCGCTTCCAGTGCTGGAGCAACAGGAGAAGGGAGATGATGGTTGGATAGATTGGAAGGGTGGTGATATTCCCGTCGATAGAGGCGCACAGGTTGAGTTGCGCTGGAGTAGCGTAATGACCGACAAAGGTCGAGCAAGTAGCTTCAGTTGGGAAAACAGGACCGCACAAGGAGTTGAGAGCATCATCGCCTATCGGGTGATTGAGAATGATGGGAGGGAAGGATGATGGGCAGTTTTGTGCAGCTGATTTCATACAACCTGGATAAAGCCACGGAGAAAACAGAGTCTGTTTACTTTGTTCAGCACTCATCAAGAACTGTTCGCTATGAGAAACGCAGCGGAGGGTTGCTTGACCAAGAGTTAGTAATTACGGGCCAGATTTATCGCAATGAATACCGTGCCGATATGAAATTCGACGATTTCCCTAAATGCGGCAGCGAAAGGGAAGCAGCATTGAGGCTGGCAAGTTGGATGCAGAGAATGGGCGCTGCAATTGAAGATTACTGGAGCAAACCATGACAATCCAAATCAACGGCGATGAGCTGGAGCGGAAGAAATTTGAGGATTGGTTCAATTCCGAGTGGCGAGAAATAGTTGAGATGCATCCTCGCATGGAAACAATCCGATACAAGAATATTGCAAAGGCTGCCTGGATGGAGCGCAGCAAACAGGAAATAAAAAATGACTAACGCACTACAGCAGGCATTCGAGAAACGCGCAACAGAGCTGGGATTCAAGATTCGCAAGGATGATGAAGGTAGGTATATTTACGAGCACACTAACCGGCTGTGGTCATGGTATGAGGCAGGTGCGCATAGCGTGCTGGAGCTTGCAGACCCGGCGTTCGGTTTCAATCAATCATACGAAGGATAAATCAAAGCCCCATTACGGGGCTTTTTTCTTATCTGCAGCTATGAAACCCTGCGCCTGCAGCTGCCTGATGTACCCCTGCAGGTATTCAATCTTAGCCTGGTCGGAAATTATTCCTGACCGGATATCGTAAATGTCCGATCCAGTTTCTGCAGAGAGTCCGATTTGGGCTGCATCGCCCACGCTG